ATATCTTGTTTAATTTCTTTAACCTCTTGTTCTTCAGTTATTTCTTGGATTTCAACGACAGAATCCTCTTCTTTGGGTTCTTGTACTTCCACATTTTCGCTGGACCGTACTTCTCCATCCACCTCTTGTATATCTCCGGTTTGTTTATCTTCAGGTAGTCCTCCTGTTTCTGGCTCTGAAATGGCATCTTCTTTAGGTATTGTAACCTTTGTAACTTCTGGAACTATTTCTCCAGTAGCTTCTGGTTTTGTTAAATCTACTTTAATTGGATCGTTATTAATTTCACCAAGTTTTTTAGGTGTCTTTTTCTTTGTTTTTAATTTAAAGTCACCTTCCTGTTTAACAGGTTCATTTGTTTTTGTTTCTTCTGACATGATATAATATTATAAAATTAGTAATTATTTAGGGCTAAAAGCTTCTAATCCAAAATCCCCTATGCTATCGTTGCTTGACTCGAAATTTATTGGTGGACCATCATTTTGTCTTTGTTGTATCATTTGACTTTGTTGTGATCCTTCCAATTTAATTCTTTGGTCTTTTCTATTTTCTATTTCTGCTTCTTTTAAAGATTCAGTTTCTCTTTGTGCTCTTGCTAATTCAACATTGTAATTAAATTCTTCAGCCATAAGCATACGTTTTATTTCAGCTTCTGTCTGCATTCTTTGTATTTCAAACTGTGATTTAGCTTGTTCTATATTAACTTTTTGTTCTGTTAATACTTGTTGTTTTTGTGTTTCAACCATAGCTGTTTTTTCTGCTAATTGAGCGTTAGCTTCAGCTTGTGCTTGTATATTTCTTTCTTGTATTGCTTGATCTTTTTCTTGCTTTATTCTACGTCTTTGCTTTAACATTTGATTAGCAAGTTTCAAGTTTTTTATTTGTCTTAAATCTATAGCATCTTCTAACTCAATACCACCAGCTTGTAAAGCAACTTGTATATTTTGTTCTAATTGTGCTTTTTCTTCTTCATCAGGTTCTAGTTCTAAGAAAATACCGAAATCATGCAAAGATAAGTTTTTAATTTCGTTTAATGTTTGTGTATTATAAACTGAAATACTTTCCATTAAAGCATTAGCTGTTAAAGGGTTATTAAGTACATCAGCTAATTTTTTAGATATGTTTTCACATAATCTTAAACTCATATATAAACTAGCATTATTAATATGTTTTGTTGCTATGTTTGATTGTTGAGCAGCTATTTTTTGTAATCCTACTAATGTATCTTTATCTGGTAACGTACCATCTCTTGCTTCATTAAGTCCGGTTACGTCTCTAATCATCTGTAAATAATAATTATATGTAGATATTAAAGCACCAATTTTAGCTTGACCAGCTGATGAGGTTAATTCTTGTACTGGAACTTTCCCTCTATTTAACTCACCATCTTGAGTTAAAGATCTACCTACAACAGAACCTGTTTGAAAATACATATTTAAAGCTTCTGCTGGATTATAGTTTGTACCGTTACCTAAATCAACTTCAGCTAAACCATCCATATCTAAAAATACCCCATCTGGTACCATTCTTGAAAGTACTTGTTGTAGTTTTAAATGAGTTAATTGAATCATATCAGCAAAACCCATTGTCTTAGTAACTAAAGATTCTATTCTACCTTTGTACATTCTAGGTGCACATATAGCATAGTTCATTTCTACTTTAGTTGTATCAGACATAGGTCTAGTCATATTTTCAGATAACTCCCACTTTAACATTACATCGGTACCTAAAACTTTAACACCTTCAAATAAAACTTCTATACTTCTACTAACTCTAGAAAAAGAATCAGATTTTGGAGGGTTAAACGTATCAGGTTTTTCTAATATTTTTTCTAATCCATTGTCTGTTTGCTTTAATTTAAATACCTGATCCATATAAGATTTGTATTCAAAAAATAACACTTGTACAGTATTTTGATCATAACCACCATAACCATATATATAGTTATTGTTGCTATTATATTTTTGTAGTTTTTCTAATTCTTCGTTAGATATGTGAGGAAAATGTTTTTTAACCTCAGGGATTGTCATTGCTTTGACTTCACCTACATAATATATATCTTCAAAATTTGGATCTTCAGTATATGAATAAATCATATATGCTGGATCAACGTAGTCAAGTGTTATACCGTTTGAAGCATTAAAGTTTGTTTTAGCGGCCGCTATACCTAATGTAACTAAATCTAAATTAATTCTACGTTTTAATAATTCAAATTTATTTTGCGCTAACACCTGACTAATAGCTTCTTCTTCGGCAATTTCTATTGATTGTTTATAAGATAATTGCAAATGCAATTCCATTTCTTCAATAGTTTTAGGTAAATTTTCTTTTGGAATTTTTGTATTAGATATATCTACACCAGTAGAAGCTTTAACCTGCTCTTGTATTTTATAAGCAAACATATCTTTTGCAAGACCTTCTGCGTATTTTGTTCTTTTCTTTATAGATTCTGGATCTTGAGCATAAGCTTTTATATCATAATCTTTAGCTGATATACCGTTTGTCAATATATCTACAAATTTAGATAATATAGGTACTGGTTTCCAGTCTAAATTTAAATAGCTTAAGTCACCATTAATTGATAACTCATCTTTATATTTTTGTACAGGTTGCTCTCCTCTTGCGTATAATCTTCTGTTGTGAAAATCATTAAAGCTTGTTAAATATCTATTACCATTAGTTCTTCCTTGCGCAAACCACTCTGATTGTATAGCATCAGCAACTCGCTTTCCATACTCCCAAGACATCTTTTCCGCCATAGGTACTACCTGTTCTGGAAATGTGCTATTACTATTATAGTTTATTTTCATTTATCGTATTATTTTTGAAATATCCCCTTTATTATCATACTTTTTTATACCTAAATCATAATTAACTAAAGTTTGTTTAGGTATAGGTCTATATTTATTTTTATTACAAGCCATAATAGCTAGCCCTGAACTAATGGAAGCATCGTGCATTGTCCTATTGTTTATATTAAATTTAGCCCAATCCTGTAATGTTCTTTGAAAATATAAATCACCATACTCGTTGTTAGGTTTTAGACCAATAAAATCTTGTATATAAGATTCTATAGCAGCAGCATGAGCTTGTTTTATATCCTCACTTGAATTAGGTATACCACCTATTTCTCTTTCTGTTACAGACAGTTTGTTATATATTTTGTCTGGTCTATTCATAGAATAACCTCTATATCCTCTTCTTTTAAAATAATATAATAATCTAGGTTTATTATTTTCTGCAAGTATTGGCATACCATAAAATACACAAGCCATTAAAACATCTTCAAAAAATATTTCTGCTGTTGCAGGTCTAGCTATATATTCAAGAAAAAAATGATTAGCAGGATGATTTTCCATACTAAATTTAGTTAAACCGTGTAAAGATCCGTTCGATCCTCTTTTATCTACAGTACCTGATATATCATAACTGTCACAACCAAAAGCTCCCATGTGTTCATTACCAGGATATTTTTTACCATTTTTAGAAATTACATTATTTTGTAAATGTACTTCTGGAACCCAAGATATAAAAAATCTACCATTATTTGTAGGGTTAAAAATTACTGTAGTATCTTTTACTCCATTTACCCATTGAAAATTACCCTGTGTTATTATATTACTGTTATTAATATCAGAGTTCCAATCTATTTGTTCGTAAATTTTGGTTAAATTAAACAAAGAAGATTTTGCTTCATCTCTGAAAGCGTGTTCTTCAGTTCTTGGAAATTGTCTATAAAATTCATTTAAACCGTCTTGATCTCCTTTTAATCCATCTACTTCATTTTGCCAATATTCTATAACACCTAAATTTATTTTAACCCCGTGTGGGTCTTCCACTGGTTCTGTTGGCGTGTTAAAGACAGGTATACCATAAGCGTCGATGTATCCTTCGTAGTTCCATTCCATAGGTATGAACAAAGAATATAATCCCGAGCGAGTCTGTCCATTGGCGTTTCTTTGTGTGACGTCTGAGTCATAATAAAGTTTTTTAAAATTATCTCCTCCTTTGTCTAATGCATTTGAGGTACTACCCATCATGCATTTACCAATAATTTTACTACCTAATCGTAGTGTTGTTTTAGTAACTCGCCAATTATTTAATATATTATTTGGCCTTTCCCACTTACCACTTTCATCGTGTACTAGTAGTTTTAATTTTTCACCATCATAAGAGTTATCCCCTGTATTCTTCCAATCAACAGTCGTATCTAATCCTGTTAACTCTCTAAGTGTTTCATTAGTTTCAAGTTTTCTTCTAGTAAATTTACTTGCAGGAACTCTATATGCTAATTCTGTTTTGGGACGGTCCATACCGTCTTGGATTGGTTTAAAGAAAAACGGGTAATTAACCGAGATTGGTACGACTTTGTCAGTAAACATTGTTTTAGCGTCAGGTCCTGATTTAGATAATATTCCAAATCTTGAGTCTGTTGAAATTGTTGCGCTGTTAACAGTTTCACCTGAGGCCATGAACGAAAAACCAGATCGTCTGTTTTTAAGATAACAAATCCCATATGATCTATCGTCGGCTTTACAAGCTTCCCAGAATATAAAGAATAATCTGTTTGACTCCCTAAAATCTGGTTTCCCAACATCAATCTTGGACCACTGCAAGTACATGTAATGAGTCCCAGTAATATAAGTAGGTTTGTCTTTATTAATAAACCAAAATCCTTTTTCTCTGTAATCAAACTCTTTATCAATGTAATCATACCATGTTTCTTTAAAATCTACATCATATTCTTCCCAGTCAAATATAGTTTTAATATGTTTAAAAGCTGTAGGTAATGGTGTTCTCTCCCATTTATTATCTTTAAACTTTACTACATCTTTTGATTTTTTAGGTAAAGCTATCCTAAGATTTTGGATTTCATATATTTCACCAATTTCACCAGTTTTTGATATAACGACGATATCATACTCTTTATTGTATCCATATTCCCATTTTTTATATCTATTTAACCTTTTAATTACTTTAGGTTTAATAGGTTCAACTATTTTTAATAATGTTTGCTTATACATTACTTAGATCTTCCTTCAGCAAAACCTCTAAAAGTTTTTTCTTCTTTAACTTCTTTAGGTTTTTCGTTTAATATATTTTCTTCTTCTTGTATTCTTTGTAATATTTCAAAAGCATCAAATATAGCTAACTTTTTAGTAGCTGCTGCGTTTTTTAAACGATCAGCGGAAATGTCTGGGCCAAAATCTATAATAGGTTCCTTTGCAACTTTAATTAATTCTTTAACCGCTACTTGCCCAGCTTGGATTATACTCAGCTTGGTTTTCTTTATCTCCATACTTAATTACAATATCATTTGATTTCATACAATATAAACGCTCTTTATCTACAATAAAATCATATTCACCGTACGGTGTATAACCTACAGTGTCTCCCTCATGTATTCCTAGCGCTTCTAACGAGCTATTACCTATTTTTAATACACCAATAAGACTTTGCTCTTTTTCAACCTTAAATTTACTTTTGTTTTTTAAAGGTTTTATAAAACATCTGTCATTTACTGACATCCATTTTGAATTTCTTTTATATAAATAAACCTGATCTAAAGAGCAAAAGTATTGATTGTCTTTAAAAAAAGATCTTGATTTTTTCTTTACACCTTTCATATTATAGAAAGTTCTAAAAACATTATGATGTATTAAAATTAAATCACCTTTTTTTATTTCAGTTTTAAAAGCTAAAGGAACTTCAATTACTTTAGCCACATTGTTTACAAATTTAAAACTTTCAATCTTAGTGTTTAATATTATTTTAACGTTTTCTATTTCTATTTCGTTTTCATAAGTATTACCAAACGGTTCTACTATAAAGTCATATAAACTTTGCATCAATACTCTAAATCATATTCGATGGATATTGCCATGTTAGAATTAAATTTTTTCCATGGCAATATTTCATCTCCTTTTCTTATATGAATATTGTAAGATGAATCTTTAGTATCGTGAATAATATAAGCTATTTCATGCCCTCCATAAACCTGTTGACCTATAGAATAATGCATAGCATCATTTTTATAATCAGATCCAATACTGATTTTTCTTACAACGTTATCCACTTTATTCTTCTTCTTTTACCTCAACAACAGTATACTCACCTGAAGATAAATCAATGTTAATTGGTCCATATTCTTTTTCAAGTTTCTTTTTAACTTCTTCAGCTTCGTCGTTTACTTTATTAAACTCTACTTTAAGAGCACTTTTTTGTATTTCAATAAAACCAATTTGGTTTAATACTTGACTTACTTTTGTTTGTGTTTCTTGAATTTCTTTTAACTGTTCGTCAGTTATTTTTGCATTTTGTTCTGCCATTTTAATTTAATTTAATTAATTTATTTATTTATTTA